GCGGCTGAAAACGACCGTCTGCAGGCGGAGATTGAACTGCTCAAGACGCAGATTGCAGAACTTGCAACCCCCAAGCGCGGCAGGCCCGCGAAAGAAACAGCGGAGGCGTAAATGCCCATTGCTTCGCTTAACAGCAGCATCAATCGCACCCTGCTGCAATCGGTACAGGCGGTGTGTCGCAAGCTCGGTCTTGCGGTGCCTGCGTTTGTCGTTGGGTCGAATGATCCGAACATTGTGCAGATGTACGAGGTTTGCAACGAAGCGGGGCAGGAGTATGCCGACGAATACGAATGGCAGATTCTCACGGCGGAGGTCGCATTTCTGTCTACCGCCGTTGAGAGTCAGGGCAGCATCAATACGATAGTGAGCGGCGACCTTGGCTGGATTGTCAACGACACTATCTGGAACCGCACGACAAACCGTCCGCTATTTGGGCCGCTTAACGCCCAACAGTGGCAAATTATGAAAGCCCGCGCAGCAGCGGGGCCGTTCTCAGAATACCGCATCCGGGGCAATGAACTGCTGTTCTATCCTCCGGCAGACGCTGGCAATAATTGCCATTTTGAGTGGATAAGCAAGGACTTTTGCCAGAACGCCGCAGGCACGACCAGCTATTGCAGATGGAATGCGGACACCGATGTTTTTGTGCTGGATTCGCGCATTCTTGAGCTGTCCGTTCTGTGGAAGTGGAAGCAATTGAAGGGCTTGGATTACCAGAAAGACGAGCAGAAATACCGCATTGCCATCGAGCAAGCAAAAGGCAGGGACGGTACAAAGCCTGCGCTGTACTTGTCTAGGCGGCGCGAGACTTTCCTGCTGACGACAAACAACCTGCCCGATGGAGATTTTCCGGGATTAGAACCAAGACCACATCGCTACCGGCACCTGTTGGCGGTCTGAACGACCGCGACTCAATTGCCGACATGCCGATGACAGACGCTGTGGTGCTGGAGAACTGGTGGCCGTATCCGTCGTATCTTGGTGTTCGTAAAGGCTCGCAGGATCACGTAACGGGCATTACAGGCACCGTGGAGACTCTCGTAGAGTACCTGCCTACCTCGGGGGCGTCTACGCTGTTTGCAGCGGCTGGAACGGCGATCTACAACGTCACATCTCCTGGCGCTGTCGGTGCTGCGGTACAGACGGGGCTGACTAACGCTCGGTGGCAGCATGCGCAGATCACTACGCCGGGTGGATCGTTTATCTACCTTGTAAACGGCGCTGACAAGCCTAGACTGTGGAACGGCGCTACGTGGGTAGCCGTCGATGATTTATCGACGCCGCACATAAATCATATAACGACCACGCTTCTAGTTCATGTCTGCTTGTTCAAGAATCGCCTGTTTTTTGTAGAGCGCGATTCGATGTCTGTGTGGTATCTGCCGGTTAACAGCGTGGGCGGGAATGCGGCAGAGCTTGATCTAGGCTCTATCTTCCGGCTTGGTGGGTCGATCATGGCTTGCTATACATGGACGATTGACGCAGGCAACGGGGCAGATGACCATTTTGTCATTCTGTCCACAAATGGCGAAGTTGCGGTATATCGCGGCACCGATCCATCAACTGCGGCTGATTGGCAGATTGTGGGCGTGTCCGTGCTTGGCAGACCTATCGGCAGGCGTTGCGGCATCAAGTTCGGCGGCGACTTGGCGATTAACTGCATGGAAGGCGTGTTCCCTCTCGGGCGAGGATTGCTGTCTGCGTCGGTAGATCGGCGTGTTGCGCTGACAGACAAAATCCAAAACAGCATAAGCGAGGCGGCGAACAACTACGCATCGACGTATGGCTGGCAGTTGTGCCTGTACTCCGACGCAAACATGCTGCTGCTGAACGTACCGGGCATGACCAAGTTTCAGTACGCACAAAACACGATTACTGGAGCGTGGACGAAGTTCACCGGGTTCGACGCTACTTGCTGGCTCACCGCTGCGTCAGGCTTGTATTACGGCATGTCGGGCAAAGTCCGTAAAGCGTGGACGGGCAACCTTGATGGGACTACGCCGATTCAGTTTGATGTGTGCGGGGCTTTCTCATACTACGGGGCGAAGTCGAGTAACAAGTATTTCACGATGATTCGTCCGTATCTTCAGGCAAGCGGCTCGCCGTCCGTCCTGTATGCACTGAACGCAGATTTTTCCTTGTCTGAGCCATCGGGCGTACTGACGACATCAACGCCAACCGGGATGGTATGGGGTTCTATGGCTTGGGGGTCTATGGTGTGGGACGGGGGTCTCAATCCTTCGGTGTCGTGGAGTACTGTCGGTAGCGTTTGCAATGCTGCGGCCATCAGGCTGAAGGGGCAGAACAACGGCGCAGAGGTCAGGTACACGAACTGTGATGTGGTGTACCAGCTTGGGGGCTTGCTGTAGTGCTGTGCCTGGACGCCGAGCGGGTAGGCCCGTGGGTGTGTCAGAGGGCAGGCGGTACGTGGATGAAGGGACGAGGAACTGCTATCGGCAAGCTGCAAGACGGCGAGCTAGTGGCGGGGGTGCTGTACGAGGATTGGAACGGGTCGCAGGTTGTTTGCCATATAGCCGGTGAGGGCAATTGGGCGACTCGTCGGTTCTTGGGGGTGATCTTTCATTACCCCTTTGTCCAACTGAAAGCGCGGCGAATAACGGTGCCGGTGTGCAGTACAAATGTGAGATGTATTGCACTGGTTACGCGAATGGGATTTACAATGGAAGCGTGCCTAATTGGGGCAACCCCCTCTGGCGATCTTCTCCTGTTCGCAATGTTCAAGGATGAGTGTCGATTCTTAGGGGGTAGGTATGCGTAATCACTTGTTAGACATCCACGAGTACAGCCTAGAGGCGTTTCGCCCCGAAGCTGGCCGGATGCGGCTTTACGGGAAAAGCTCCCCTCCTCCAGCCCCGGACTACGCCAGCGCAGCAAAGGAAACCGCTGCCGGGAATCTTGAGGCTGCACGGTACGCGACCAAAGCGAACCGGATGACGCAGATTAACCCCTATGGGCAAATCGAGTACACCCAAGACGCTACCGACCCCGACCGCTGGACGCAAACGCAAACGCTGTCACCTGAAGCGCAGGACACGGTAAACCGTCAGATTGCGCTGTCTAACGATTACGCGCAGATCGCGCAGACCGGGCTTGATAGAGCGCGGGGAACGCTGGAAAACCCGAGCCTTGATGTAAGCCAACTGCCACAGCGGGCAATCAATGTCGGGCAGACGGCACAAGACGCCATCATGTCGCGGCTTGATCCTCGTTTTGCACAGCAAGAAGAGCAGTTGCGCACCAGGCTTGCAAATCAGGGCATTGCGCTTGGCTCCGAGGCTTATGGCCGCGAGATGAACCAGTTCGGCCAAAACCGCAACGACGCGATGATGCAAGCGGCATTGCAGGGCATCAATCTGGATCAGGCGAACCGGGGCGCGGCGTTGCAGGAACAGGCGTATCTGCAAGACAGGCCGCTGAACCTCATCAACGCACTGCGTACCGGCGCACAGGTGCAGAACCCGCAGTTCCAGCAGTTTGCCAATCAGGCGACCACGCAAGGCCCTGACATGCTTGGCGCGGCTCAGGCGAATTACGGCTCGCAGATGGACGCCTACAACGCAGACCAAGCGCAAAGCGGCGGGATGCTTGGCGGCTTGTTTGGAATCGGTATGGGGCTGGCTGGCTTGCCCGGCGCAGGCGGCTCAATTATCAAGGGCGCTAGGGGGTTGTTCGGATGATTGACCAACAGCAAATCCTGGCCGACCAACTGCGCCGCTATCAAGCGCAGGCACAGACGCAGGCCCCACAGGGCCGCATGGCGGGGCGGGTGTACGTTGCCCCTAACGCGCTGGAATATCTCGCTGCAGGGCTTCGTGGCGTGGGCGGCATGCGTGGCGAACAGCAGACGCAGCAGGCCATGACCGACTTACAGGCAAAACGTCAGAAAGAAATGGCCGAACTGCTCGCCGGGTTTTCCAAGGACATGGCAGGCACTCCGTACAACCCCGGAACGCAGGGTCTGGAGGAGTTTGGCCGCGCATCGATTCCGGAACAGGCGGCAGTTCCCGGTAGCATGGAAAAGGGTTTTGAGCGCTTGGCTACGAGCCAGTTCCCCGAGTTCCAGAAGATGGGCATGCAGGGCATGGCGGCGATGCCTGAGATGCAGGCGCGGCAGCAGGAGCGCGTAGCAGATCGCACATTCCGCGCAGACCAAGCGGCGGCAGAACGTCAAGCGCGTGCGGAGCAATTGGCAGCGACCAATCAAGCACGGGCCGACCAACTGGCGGCGGCGGCACAAGCACGGGCAGAGCAAGCGCAGATGGCGCACCAGTTGCGCATGGATCAGATGGCCGCGCAAAACGCTAGTGCGGCAGAGCGTGCGGCGGCGGATCGGGAATTCCGTGCCGAGCAGATGAAACTGCAGCAAGATTTCACGCGCGAGATGAAGAAGATTGGCGGGGCAGTTGCAGGCGCACAGCCTTATTTCCAGCAGGTGCCGACCGCACAGGGAATCGGCGCATTTAACACCAGAACCGGAGAGATTAAATATCCGACCGGGCCGGGTGGCGCTCCGATTGTGGGCGCTGCGGCTGATCCAAAGTTGCAAGGCGACATCACGGGGGCAAGAGAAACAGCAAAGGC